TACAAAACAACTATTTATTGGTTATAATTTTTAAATACACCATTCGGGTTCCTCAATTAGAGTAAGTATTTAAGTTTATTATATGATTAGAGATAACCACTCCTCTAATCATATTATATAATATTATTTTTTTTAAGCTATTTTATTTTTATAAATCGGCATATAAAAGGCGCAACGCTCTAAAAATTTATATAAATAAACTTTTAAATTAATAAATTGATGACTTTATTAGAAAATGAAAAATATTATTTGGCGACCTCTTCCTTCTTTTCCTCCATTTCCTTCAACTTCCTTAAATATGGTTCATCTAATGAAGTCAAAAACAAAAATAATTTATTATCAATCTTTCCAAAATGCCACCCATTCGGTTCCTCCGTCATCTCATTCCTATTACTAACATTACCACTATGTCTCAAACTTATTATTACCCCCTGCCAATCCATATCCACTACCTGTTCAGTCCTTCCTCTCAAAAAACTCTCCCCCTCGCTACAAACCGCCTTCGCCTCATAACGCCCCTTCTCCCAAAATGTCCTATAATATGCCAACGAAGCCTCACTTGTCCTCTTCTCATATCCCATATCATACGGTGGAACATTAATCATCGATATCATCCGACAAATATTAAAATTTGCAATCGCCGAACAACTTACACAAGGCTTATTCGTCTGCAACAACATTCCTACACGCAATCTTACACTCATTACTGGGTAAAAATCGTCATCATCCATATGGATAATAATTCTATTCGATGCCCAATTTACTCCCATATTCCTTTTCATTCCAATTGGCAAACGTAATTTATAAAAATCTCCATATTCCATCTTATGTGGAAAAATAACCTTATCAACCTTCGCATCTGATACCTGCTTCTCAGTCTTTCCAGGCTTCACCAATCCTTTTCTTATCTGGTCAGTCCACGACTTAAACAAAAATTTTCTTTCCTCATCATTAATATGATAATACTTGATCCTATCATCAGCAGGTATGAGTTCTTTGACTGGTGGATTAGACTCGTCGACAATTATCCACTCCAACTTTTCTTTTGGGTAATTTTGGGTATAAAAATTATAGACAGCCAATTTCATAAAGTGTGGTCTATTTTTCGTTGGTGTTATAATAGAAACCGTTGGCAAATCTTCATCCGTAAAATGCTTATATTCCTTCACCTTCACTTTAGCAGGCTTCGATACATCCTTCTCCCCCAAATTAATCTTATCCAATTCCCTTAAAAATCCATAATCCATCTTCTTTCCCATAATATCCGATTCCTCAAATCTCTCACTCGGTACCACCAACTGCGGCTTCGCCATATACACATCAGCATTCGGATGCACATTCTCCAAATAATACCTATCAATCTCCTTCTCCGTCTTCTCCAATCCTTCTATCAAAGTGTCATAAAAATGCGCATTCACTGCATAGGAATATGTACTCCAACTTCTTACTTTACAATATTTATCCGACTCACTCCTATTTAAAATATCAAGCCAATTGCCACCCAAATAAAACATATCCCATTTTGCAGGTAAAACTACATCACGTATATCATCCAATAAATCAATATCATCCTCAAAAATTAAAACATTTGGTAATCGTCTATCTCTGGCCTCTTTCAAAATTGCAATATGGGATTCTCTGCAGCCGACTGCACCAGATATAGCATTCCTCTCCGGACGATAAAATGTAACCTTCAAATTATTCTTCCTAAAAATTTCCTGCATATGTTCGTTTCGATCATCCCTCTCCTTCAAATTCACACAATAAATTTCCAAAAACTGTTTAGGATTTGGATTCTTCATCTCCACCAAACGATCGAAATTAATCACCTTCTGATTACGTGCCAAATTAGTCCTCAAAATATCACTATAATCCTCCGCCTGAGTCACCATACTAGGATATAAACAATATGAATTAATCGTCGGATGCAAATACTCACAATAATACTCATCAATCAACATCTTATCCATATTAACACTCGCCTCCGTAATAATTCGGTCATACAAAGTTTCCTTTACAATATAAGCGTGTGCATACCAACTTGAACATTTCTTCCAATGATAATAATATTCATCATATATTTTATTCACACACGCTCCTAAAAAGAGCATATCCCATTCTTTGGGAAGAGGTGGCATCTTAAATGAACGTAAAAATTGCGCATCATCCTCGAAAATTAATACATAAGGCAGTTTCTTCTCCTTCGCCAATTTAATCACTCCAATATGACTCGCCGTACATCCATAAATTGGATTCTCATGCTTAATTCCATCAAAAAACTGGAAAGAAATATGCTGATTCTTTAATTCATTTGCAACTTTCTGTCGGCGATCCTGACGATCAATCAAAGAAATAACATAAGTATTATCTGCCAAAAACTGCAAATTCATAATATACAAAAATATATTATGAAACTTTTAAACCTTGTTCATCGCTCTTAATCTCACTTATATCCTGCGATCACCTCCCCCTTACAACGAGGACAACATACTTTCAATGGAAACGTCATCAGAAAAACATTCGTGCAAAATGTATTTCCACAATGACAACTGTAGATGGGTTCATTTCTTGGACGATACACCAATTCTGTTTCCATTACTATCTAAAAGAAAAAAATTTCAAAAATTAAACGCGACAGTACTTTCATATTTTATTTTAATTATAACTTCTTCTATTATCATCGCAAAAAAATTTTACAACTTTGCAAAATCACCATTCGAATAATGAAAAATGATAAAAGCAATTAGTCCTAAAATGACGTCGGCGAGAAGTATTTTCCAGGAATTTGGATTTTTATTGATTGCATTATATGCGAAAAGTGCATACAAAATTGCGTGAATCGGACGCAAATTATTCCACCATATTTTTCCACCAAATACCTCCGCTCCTGTTTTCCTTGATCCAGTCAAAAAAATATATGTAAATCCAACTGCAGGAAGAATCGCTAAATAACCCATTAAAGGTAAGTAATTAATATTTATAATTTTGGCTAAATATGCAATCAATAATCTTACGCCTACACATCCAATCAAAAAAAGTAAAATTCTTTTTTTCAAATTATCCATATATTTCTATGGAATATAAAAAATTATAGGGAGGATTCACCTCTATAGCCTCTTGGTCCTGGTTCTCCGCGATGTCCTCTCTCACCTGGCTCACCTTTCTCGCCTGGTTCTCCTGGAACACCGTGTTCACCAACTGGACCAGGATCACCCAAAGGTCCTTTATCACCACGTTCGCCTTTGTCTCCACGTTGTCCCTTGTCTCCAGGAAGACCTTTCTCACCGACTGGGCCTTTCTCACTCTTATCACCACGAGGTCCTCTTTCACCGGGCTTACCTTCTTGTCCTCTCTCTCCTGGCTCTCCTTTATCTCCCTTATCACCCTTATCACCACGAGGTCCTTTATCACCTGGCAATCCACGTTCTCCTGGAATACCTGGCGCCCCTCTTTCTCCCATTTCTCCCGGCATACCTGGATCACCTGGTTCTCCTGATTCACCTGCCAAACCAGATTCTCCCTTATCTCCCTTGTCACCCATTGGTCCAACTTCACCTTTATCGCCTTTGTCACCACGATCACCAGGTGGTCCATCTTCTCCCGGCTCGCCTTTTGGCCCTGGTTCCCCAATTTGTCCTTTATCACCGGGAGGGCCGCGATGTCCCATATAACCCTTTTCTCCACGTTCTCCGGCATCACCTCGAGGTCCTTTTTCACCTCTGGGTCCTTTATCACCAATAACTCCTTGGAATCCTTTTTCACCTTTGTCTCCTTTATCCCCTTTGTCACCCTTATCGCCTTTTTCACCAATTGGGCCTTTTTCACCTTTTTCTCCGGCGATACCTGTAGGTCCCTTTTCACCACGTTCTCCTTTATCGCCGGGTTCACCTGGTAATCCACGTTCTCCTTGTTCTCCTGGAATGCCTGGTTCTCCTGGTCTCCCGGGTTCTCCTGGGAATCCAGGTTCGCCGGCATCTCCTGGACGTCCATTCTCTCCAGGTTCTCCACGTTCTCCTGGTTCTCCTGCTTGACCCATATATCCTGATTCACCTGGTTCTCCTTGTTCTCCGCGATCACCCGGTGCACCTTTTTCACCACGTTCGCCTTTATCACCTTGGAGACCACGGGGTCCAGGAGCACCTTTGACACCCATTAGACCTCTTTTTCCAGCTTCTCCTGGGTTGCCGATGATGCCGGGTGATCCTTTTTCACCTTTATCTCCGCGTTCTCCCTTATCACCTGCTGGCCCACTTTCTCCTTTGTCGCCTTTATCTCCGCGGGGACCTTTATCTCCTTTATCACCCACTTCTCCTGGTGCGCCTTTCTCGCCTTTTTCTCCTTGTATTCCTACTATGCCAGGGGGGCCTTGGTCTCCTGGTAATCCTTTATCGCCAATTTCACCTTTTTCACCACGTTCTCCTTTGTCTCCTGATGGACCTGGAGTACCTCTTTCTCCTTTATCACCACGGTCTCCACGATCACCAGGTAAACCAGGAGGACCTTTAACACCTTTTTCACCCCTGATTTCGCCAGGAGGTCCTTGGGGGCCTACTGGGCCGGGTGGACCGACTCTTCCGGGAGGGCCTGGTTCTCCGGACTTCCCAGGAGGTCCTGGTTCTCCTTTAGGTGCGTTTTCATATAAATTATAAAGGATTCTTATATCTCCTTTAACTTTCCCCATATCTTTCCGTAAATCTTCTACATCTTCACTAATTTTTAAAATTAATTGTAAAATTTGTTGAATATTTGGAAGTTTGGTATCTCCCGTTGAGGTATTCATCAATTTGATATTATTATAATTTGTATTTTTTAAATAGTATTTTTACGATTCATCGTTGTCAAGATTTAGACCGGAATTTCGATTGAGTTGCATTTGAATCATTTGTTCTTTGATTTCATTAATTTCTCTAAAATCGGGGATTCTTTCTTCTGCAAAAACTCTGGCAATGTCTTCCTCGTTGATATCTTCAACATTTGTAACAGTTGATTCGTTATCTTCTTGATCATCTGTGTTTTCGGCACTCTCTGCTAAATCAGATGTATTTGTTTGTTCTTTCTTTTGAATAACAATGTCATCTTTTGGTTTAACATCTTCGAAATCATCTTCCATTTTGTAAAATAGGACGAATTCTTGCGGTGGGCTTAATGAATCAGAATTTTGATAATAAGCATCAACTTTGATAAAATAAGTTTCTCCTTTTTTTACCATAAAAGAAATAATATTTTTGGTAGCAGTCACATTTTTTTCAGTATTAACTGATTGTGATAGTTTTATACCATCAGATCCATAAATAAGATAGTCATATTTTTTGGGTGACTGCTTAAATCTGGGAACTATGTTTAAAATCTTGATATTATTACCCTCAAAATAATGAGATGATTTGAAAAAAACGATTTCATTTAATTCTTCTTTGACCTGTATATTTTTCATTGCAGGTTGCTGAATTTGCTGTCCAGGAATCATATTGGGATAATTTGGGAATCCCCGATTAATTGCAAAAGGAACTTGTGGCCTATACATTCTTTATCTGCTTATAAAAATTACCACAAATTAATTCAATTTTTCCTATATCTACGCCGCCATCTGCCATCTATGATCACATACAATACAATGTACAAATTTTGTCATAGGTTCATCCATCGACCTTGTCTGTAATTCATAGTAGGTGCATTGACGTTGTTTGCATTTACTACACTTAAACTCATCAGTATTTGATTCAGGTTTTTTAGTATAAAGGAACTCATCGGTTGCTTTTTGTTTTTCCTGGAGTTTTTCCCAATGTTCCGGGAACAATTCTTGCGGTGTCATATTAGGTATTTCTGAAATATTAAACTCACGATTCTTAATTTTTGGTAAAAGAAAATTATTTGATACAGATGAATCTGGACGAATATTATTGTAAATTTGAATACATTTCCTATTGTAAATCTTTTTAAATAAATCTTGTGATTTATCAAGGACCTCACCTTTTTTAGTAACCTCTTCCTCGGCCCAATTAAAAATACTATCTTCTAACTCAATTGAAATATCTTCATCTTCTATAAACTGATTAAACTTATCTACAATCTTTTTTCGATACGAATTGTCAGTCATATTAGTTAATTAAATAGTTTGTTTTTTTTAAATTCATTTTTTTCAGGGAAGAAAAAGTGAATTAAAAGGGATTTATTTGGTATGTTATTAAGAATGGAAACAAAAACAGAGGAGAAAATACGTTATTATTTCAATAATAAATCAGTTGAAAAAAAATGTTTAGATTTTTCAATGAATATATGTGAATTTGAAGATTGTTTAAAAAATTTTATTGATATGAATGCGGATATTACATCATATAAGAATTGGTATAAGGTGTATGGTATAAATAATAAATTTTTGAAGATATATCAGGATGGAAGTTGTTTTTGTTATACTGTAAGAAATAATGCGATAAGTGAGGTTTCTGATAATTTATTTATTCAGGTTACCTCCACGGCACAGATATATAATGATGATTTCCCTGGTTTAAAAAATTATTGGACAGAAGAAATTTATGAAGAAATTGTTTTTAAAATTAATGAAATAAATTTAATTTTTTGTAAATTTATTGATGTTCCAAGAGATATTGTACAATATAGTGTTTATCTTGAGCCAAAAGATTCAACTGTTTCAGTTGATTTATTGAAGGGTGTTACTGGGAAGTTGATTTTTTCTTAGAGCAGCATTTTGTGAACCATGCGCAAATACAGCTAAAGATTGAAACAACTTCTTGTGGATTTATTTGAATTTCTCCTTGACTTGCACGAATTCCAATTTGAACAAGTGAGATTGTTGGTTCTATTTGTGATTTTATAAGTATTTTTTGGTCATTTGTTAATTTTGAATCTAAACTATCAATAACTTTTGTTAGAATTTTTTTGAGTAAAATTCTTTTTTCATTTTCTTTAAGGTTTGTTTGACCTTCAAGAAGTTGTACTATAAATAAGGCTATGTCGAAGAGATTATTAATTATATCATCTGCTAAAGGATATTTATCTTCTATTTTTGAGAGAGTTGTTTGATAAATGAGATTAAAAGCTGCTTTAGATTCGGTGATTGAATCGGATGATAATTTAATTTTTTCGAGACCAGTTTTACTAACAGATATGGCAAGATCAATGGCCTTGATAATAAGTGGTTCAAGTTTTTCGTAATCATTTACACGATTCTGCATAAATTCTTTTAACATCAAGAGAACAAGGTTTTTCTTTTCTTCTCCTTTAATGTCTCTCTTTTTTTCAGCGATTTCCATTGCTGTTTGGACAATATCAATTAATTCTTCGTTGTCAATGACGCCATCATCGAGATATTTTGTGATAAGAATGTCTAAACTCTCTTTAGAAATTTTTTCAATATTTACTGATGGGGTGGCAGATGGTGTATTTAGGATTTCCTTAGATTCTTCTGGTTTAGCTTCAACTGCTGGTTCTGGTTTAGCTTCTGGTTTTACTTCAACGACTGGTTCTTCAGGTTTTGGAACCTCAGGTGAGGCATTAGTAGTGGATTCATCTTGAATGGGAACAGTAGTAATCGAGTTATCTGTTTCAATAATTGGTTGAACGTTCTCTGGTAAAACTTCAGGGATAGTTGGTTCCATAAATATATAGTATAAATTAATTTTGGTTTATTTTTTTTATAAACATATTTTAGTATGATTCAATTTTTGCTTTCAGTTATACTTGTTATATTGATTTTAGTATTTTTATGGAGAATGTTTTTTTCTTCAAGTTTAAGTGAAAATAAACGCAAAGTAAAATTTTCCGATGATGTCGAAGAAATTAAAGAAAAATTTACCCAAAAACAATCTCAAAAAAATACTAAATCTAGTCCAAGACAAGCAATTTTAGATAAATTAGCAAAAACATATGATCAAATTAACCCATCTAACTTCTACACCCAAAATTATAATACTCCGAACTTTACATCCGACACAATGAAACTACCAACTTTTTATGCATACCTACCAAATGCAGATGCAGCTTCTAAACCAATTCCTAAAGAACCTTTTAACGAACCTTCTAGATTCGAAAATTTTAGTAATCAAATGATTAAACAAGATGCATCATACGATATCCCATGGAATATTAAAGAAAAACAAACACCAACTGGATTAGAATATCAATCCGATTATTGGTCCTATTCCAATGAAGTACCAATGAATGGAGGAGATTTCGGAGGAATAGTTGGTTACGAAAATATGGGAGAGGCCTATTCCTTATTTTACGCCAAGAATTCAAATGATATTGTTGAAGAGCAAGAAGCATTGTTAAAAATGACGGATGACTTGAGAAATGGTATGGGTACTCCCCAAAAACAGAAGTATAATTATAATATGTCAAATCCATAAATTGTTGATGTAAGGCCAATAATTTATATGTAAAATTCTTTTATAAAATATTTATATTCTTTTTTAATATTTTTTGATGTTTTTATGGGATGGTTAATAAAGTCGGTGACTTCGATGGTAACTTCGGGTTCAAGATTTTCGTGTATAATTTCATTTGGATTTTTAACAAGGAATTTTCTGTTGCAGAGAATGCATGACATAATTTAATTGAGATTAAAAAAACTGATTTTTTACTCGATATAGGTTATATGGGGTTTAAGAAACCAATGTCTATAATTACTCATCAGGGGTCTAAAAGTGATTCCAAATTGAGAAAAGTTTTTTATTTCGACGATGATAAAGAGAAGCCAATATTGGCAGCTGGAGTTTTATTTGTGAGAGATGACACCAATGGAAGAAAAGAAGTACTTGTTCAAAAAGTTAAAAAAGAAGATGGAAGTTTTGTTTTTAGTGATTTTGGCGGCAAAGTTGATTTAGATGATAATACACCCATTCAGGCTATGGCAAGGGAATTAGGTGAAGAAATTAATTACAGCATATATTCCAAAAATCGCAAAACATTTTTAGATGATGAAGCTTTGAAAAAAATACTCCAGAAAAATATTATTCAAAAAATTTACTTACCAGTCGCTAAATATTTCCTCATTTTTGCAAATTTTGATGATAACCTCGATATCGATATGGAAAAAACGGGTACCAAAGAAAGTCACGACAATATTGAAAGAACTGTTGAATGGATACGTGCGGATCAATTCATACAAAATTATTTCGACCAAAAATTACATCCTAGATTATGGAGTCGTCAAGTGCTCAGTTTTCTCGGATATGAAGGTCCCGAACCACAACTACCAAATAGAACTAAAGTTAATGTTCCTAAAAAATTTGCATTCAAGGCAGTGTAAATCATTGCAAATAATCATCTTTTGTCGGTACATATAATGGTACCATATTTGGAAGATTTCGCATTTTTTTATTAGGTGGTAAAAACATATTATTCCAAAGTAGAGTTGCCATACAGTGATGGCCAAATTCACTCGGATGGAAACAATCTAAAGATGAAAGATATGAAGAATTATAAATTTTAAAATCTTCTATGATAGGTTGTATTACAAATTTTATATTTTTTGCAAATCCTGTTTTTGAATAATTTTCCACAAGTGGATATAGTAATAAATTTATATCCTTATACAATTTTTCCACAACTTCTTTATAATCACTCGTTTTATCTCTTCCCAATATACAGGGACATTCATTAATAAGTTGGTGCACTAAATCACATCCTCTATTCTGCCAATCTGCAGTTAAAGCCACATTAAAAGTTGAAATTACATTAACAAACATATTTTGAGATTGTTGGACAATATTTGAGAAAAGTTGAGCTAAATTAAAAATATAAGAGTTAATGGTGTTATTATATCCATTGAGACAATATTGGCAGATATCATTAGCACCTATCATAATGGTAAGAAGTTTCCATTCATTTTGACAATCTTGTTTTTTCCATTCAGATTGTAGATTATTCCACATTTGCATAGTTTGGTGGGATAATGCACCAGAAATTGCAACATTGCAATTTATTTCTTTTTTTTCGTAAATATTCGCAATTGAATTATTTAATGAAACGAGATCTGTGCTGGATGATACTGGGATGGGATGATTAAACATTGCATATCCAGCTTTATCGCTGGTCGGATATTGTTTTAAAGAATAAGTTATGAAGGTAGATCCTATGGAAGCGCATTTTTTGGGGGAACCGTATAGGGAGAAAATATTTGGAATTGTTCGGAATCCATTTTCACCTCCAATTGGAAAAGATTTTCCACGATATTCAAAAAGATCTTTCAGAATGCTATGAGATTCTAAAGAAAATCCGGCAGAAACACTATCGCCAATTACTCCAAAACATTGAATATCAGATGGATGTAATTTATCGACGGAAATGGAAAATATCATTGGTAGAAACAATAAAAGGACTAATTTATAAATCATTCCTGAATATGTTTTACCTAATATTTTTTTTCTAAAAATGCTGAAAAAATAATTATAAACAAAAAAACACCACCATCTATTATATTCCAAGATTCCGATTTTTTATTTTTTTAAGTTTACATTACCATAAATGGTAATAATGCTAAAAACACTTTTCGTTTTAGCAAAAAATATAACTTTTTCACTCACAAATAATCCCAAAATCACTCGGAGAAGCGTGAGTCTATTCATTATCATGACATTCAGACAACTGGTGTAAAAACAAAAAACGTTAGAAAAAATGAGCATTTTTGAAAAACAATTGTTTGATGAAAAATGAAAGTGAGAATTATCACGTTTTTTTGAAAAATGGGGGTCCCACACCTGAGGGAGGTAAAAAAAAAATTGAAAAACACCATTTTTAGTTTTTTTCATTTTTTTGAAAATAAAAAAAATATTTTTATATTCTCAAATAAAAATGTAAAAAAAAATAAAAAATTAATAAAAAATAAAAATAATTTTTTTTTATTGATGAGTGAAAAAAAATGAAAAAATGGATTTTTACTACCAGGAGGTCAAACATTTTGTTATGATAATTCCGGAATGAGGAATATAATTTAAAAAAGTTGTCAAAAATTCAAAAAAATGACTTTTTTTAACCATTCCAAAATGGAATATCCAACTTTTTTTACATTAAAAAAATGGTTCACAATGATTTTTTACATTATTTATTTAATACTACAATTGTTGTATTTTTTTTATGAAAAATATTAAAAAAAATTTTATTTAATATTTAAAATCGATTTTTTAGATAGTAAAATGTAGTTTTATAAAAAATATTTAGACTAGTTAGTGGGGAAATGAGTAAAAAATAATGTAATAATATATTTTACATTTGTAAAAATGCATTTTTTATGATTAAAATACGACCAATTACCATAAATGAAATTTTTTTCAACGACGAAAAAGAAGTGATTTATGGTAGTACACGACCATAAAACTTTTACTCAAGTTTTTTTGTCAAAAAAGTTGGGCGAACCAGATTTTGACCAAATTTTGCGATTAGTTGGTAAAAATGAGATTTTATGAGTAAAAAACGATTGTAAAAATACATCTGAAATTAGTAGATGCATTTTTTGTATTCCAAAGTGGAATTTGATTTTATACCATGTTCGAAACGGGGGTCAAAAATGGTATTATGGTGGGGGGCATGGTAAGGAGGGATGTTTTTCCGGATCCAAGGTTCTCAAAATTATTCCAAAAATAGGAATCTTGATTTTTGGTGTTTTTTGGGGTAAAAATGGAAGCTGATAGTGAAAAATATCCTTTATTATCATTTTATTATCATGAAAAAAATGATTATGAGTAAAAAATTGATTATGATGTTTTTTTTCGTGGTAACAAAAAAGTTAAAAAATCGGTTTTTTTGAGGGTGGGGAGGGTCTTTTGAAAATCCCAAATTTTCAACGCAAAATAAAAAATGGTAAGGCATCGTAATCATTTTAGACATGTGCACTCGTTTCCAAAATTAACATGGTAATGATTTTCAAAAAATCCCAAATATGTAAAAAATTGTTAGAATTAATTTTCAGTTACATACCTTTTATGGTATTATAAAATGATTATCGGTGACTCGAGGAATATTTGGAATCGTATTATGGTAAAGACATTTTCGATAATCCTGTGAACCGTGAGTTCTAATTATGAAGGGTGGTAATAAAAAAAATAAAATGGGCTCTCATTAAACGAAAATGGATGGTCGTGTTTTTTAGGTTATGGTCATATTTTAGAAAAAAAAAGCGGCAAAAAAAGTTTTTTATATCACACAGGGTAACAAAAATTAAAAATAAATTTTTAAAAAAAATGGTAAAAATAAATTTATGGTAATCGGATAAAATTGTGGGTGATGATAAATTTTAAAAAGTATTCCGACAAAAAATGATACGACCATCCATCTTACCATAAAAATCAAAAATAGGGCTCTCAAAAAATGTGTTTTTTTCGTTTATCGTAATACAAATTATCCTTTGAGACGTTTATTACCATAAAATTAACGCAAGCAAACGTCACTTCCTTACCACGCTGGTAAGGCTAGTACCATTCAAAAAATGCATTTCGGTTTTAAAAAATGAAAAATGCTTCGTAATATGGTAATGATATTGTTTTGAAAAAATGAGCAGATATCATTTTTGGTAATAATTAGTTTATAAAATGTATGAAAATTTTATGGTATATGGTAGTATTTTGGCATCGAAGTTTTTGTTGATGTGAAAATAAGAGGTAATCCGACGATCATGTAAAAAAAATATCATGGTAAAAATCCGGGAGGTCCATGGTCGTAAGGAGGGTTTTTTTAGTCAACTTAAAAAAAATTCTGATTCCTGAAGGAGCCAGATTACCATAAGTGGTAATAAAATTAAAAATATCGAGAAGGGGTGTTTGACAAAACATGGTAGCATTTGTTACCATAGCTCAAAAGTCCGCCCGCTTAACGTTTTTTACATGATAAGAGACCTTACCATTTTTAAAACTCAAAAATCGAAAAAACGCGTTTTATACCATGCCCGCTAAGGAGGTAGTTTTACTGATAGTGCCGCTTGATAAAATCACTTTTTTCAATTCAATTTTTATCAATGCACTTGATGAAAACCCCCCTGTTACTGTACGTCCCTCCCAGAGGGTCGGTTTACTGAAATTAACTTCTATAGCGGTGGAGTTATCAAAACCCGACTGAGCAACTGGTTTACCTTACTGAGTTGTATTTTTACTTTTTTTCAAAAAATGAGTTTGACTAAAAAATTTTTAACAAACAAAAGTAGATAAAAAAAAGTCACTAAAAAAGTAAAAATACCAGCAAAATCGCAAACATCGAAAAAAAGTTTTAGTCACTTATGAATTGATGTGCACTTTTTCATGTTTCAATTTCATTTTAGAAAAATTTTAACTTGAAAAAATTTTTTTTTTTCAAATATTTTTACCTTTTTATTTTTTTTTAATTTGCAGCATCCATTTTTTTTAGTCAAAAAATCGGAAAAACATCTTTTTTTTTTAAGGTCAACCATTTCTTCGTAGTGCACCCTACTTAAGAGCAAACGAAAATATGGTATATGGTAGCACTTTTTATTGTAACTCGATAAAATGATTTTTTCAATTTTAACAATATTTTCATTGATATGCAAAAAATAAATGAAAAATTTTCCATTGTATTACCACGTTTATGGTAGTATTGAGTAGAAAGTGGTGTTTGCTGGATGGTGGGGTTATTATGATAAAAAGTATTATAACGGAATGAAAATTGTAAAATCTGAGAGTACACGGTTCACAAAAAATGGGGGTTTTTGGGGTATGGTCGTAAGGTAATTTTTGGGGATATTTTTGGAATAAATTGGAATATTTTTTACTCAAAAATGTAAAAAAGTTATAATTTTATTCCTCAAAAAAATTAATCCGATCACTTTTTAATTTTAACTGCGTTAACTCTGACTAAAAATTTGACTAAATTTGACTAAAAAATAATATTTATAAAATCACAGATTCGCTAAATGAATTTTTATTCATCATGATATTTAGTTTAGCGATTATGTGAATATTTTTTTTAGTCAATGACTAAAAATTTGACTAAAATTTTAGTCAAATTATCATATTTTAGTTTAAAAATAAAAAATTAAATTATTTCATGATCTTAAATGGTATCATTTCTTTGTCATAGGTGTGGTAAATTTTTTCAGCATAAAGGTAATTTTAAAAAACATCTAACCAAATCTGATATTTGTCCACCAATAGTTAGCAAAAAATCTCGTGAAGAAATATTAAAATATTATGATATTGACGTCGAATATATAAAAAACAATTATAACGTTGAAATTATCGATCCACCAGAAAAAAATATTATTGAAGTAAAAAAAATAATAAATCCTACCATCATAAATCAATCCATTGAAGAAGGAATTGTAAAAATTGAGGAAGATGGTAAAACCAAATATAAATGTCCCTATTGTTATGGTTATTATTCAAGAAAAAATAATTTAATAACGCATATTAAAAATTTTTGTAAGAGGGTTAAAAACGATGATGACGGTGAGATTTTCCAAAAAAGCGAATTGAAAAAATTAAAAGATGAAATTGAAAAAATACAAGCCCAAACCCATATTATTAATAATTACAATAATACCACAAACAACGTTCAACAAATAAATCAAAATATGTATTTATCGGCATATGGTAAGGAGAATCCTCCGACGGTGACTGAGGATTTTATGTGTAAGGTGATAAAGAATCCGATGAAGGGGATTCCTGATTTAATTTCATTAACTCATTTTAATCCAAAACATCCCGAAAATCATAATGTTCGTTATAATGGTAAGAGAAGTTTTTACATTGATGTTTTTAACGGTAATTTCTGGGAAGCGAAGGACAAAGGAGAAGTAATCCATGATATGATAGTGAGTAAAAAAGATATGGCTGATGATTTTTTTGATGATGCAATCGAAAATAAAAAAATAAAAGATAAAGTAAAAAATGATTACAACTCTTTCTCCGAAAAAATCGATCGATATGTTAATGCCATCATTAATGAACTAAATTATGGTCAAGAACTAATTGAACAAGATAAAGAATTATATAAACAGCTTTATAAACAAGTGGAATTAATGATGATTAATGCCCAAAGAATTCTTACCTGTCAAGCAAAAAAAGTTCCCACCCCTTTCCAAACAATCGAATAAAATTATAAGGTTACTACCTTTAATTTTCATTCATTTTTAAAATATTTTTTTATTTCATATTTTTTACAGTATTTTTAGTAAATAATAATTTGTCAAATTATTATTTTTTACAATAAATTCATTTTTTTCAATTATTTGTTATTATTGTTTGAATTATTATTTCCTTGTTTCATGGTATTATTTCCTTGTTTCATGTTATTATTTCCTTGTTTCATGGTATTATTTCCTTGTTTCATAGTATTATTTCCTTGTTTTGCTGCATTATTTGCTGGAGCTTCTGTAACAGTTTCAGCAGTTTCAGTTACAGTTTGATTAACATTTGCATCGTTCGATCTGGTACGTGTTAATTTGGTGATAGCATAGTTTTTGATTTTATTAACAACACTATTCAAAGTATTTCTCTCAAAATATGCATTTCCATTATTCTTATTCGCACTCACAACAACAACAAATTTCTTATCAGTAGTTTTAGGATTATGAATTACAATGATTTTAGTTTTTACACCATCTTTATTAGCATTAAGAGTAAAAACAGCCGTCTTTTCTCCAGTGTTTGCATTGATATTCTTTCTTAAATTACCAATAAAATTAGCATTAGCCGCTGCAACAGTATTTCCAGTCGGGGCAATCGATTCACCAACTGGCATCATTTCTTCAGCGGGTTTAACAGTTGCATTTGCATTAGCATTAGCATTCCCAGTATTTTTTTTAGAATTATTGTTATTTTTATTGTTATTGCTTTTGTTATTTTTGTTAGAATTGTTATTATTATTATTATCACCGCCACTCATCTTTGGCTCAGTGTAGCGATTATCCCAAGCAAGTTCTGATGCAGTTGGATTGGAGCAAGCTGGTTTATCAACTATACCCATTTTTGCAACTGAGGGTTCGGCATCACAAGCTGCACCTCCTCCAGCGTGCCAGCCAGCACGTGGGATCTCAGGTTTCCCAGTGGGTTTGTAACACGGTGACAACGGAAAGTCAAACATTTTTGCATATTCAAATGCGCCTCCTTTTTTGTTAGATCTTTTTGGCATTAGATTATAATATATTGCAATAAAAAAAATATATTATAAATATTGGTCTAAATTATTTTTTTCTTTTTATAACTTCATATTTTTCAACTGCATATCTTTCCAAATTTCTTCTCAATTCATCAATATTTCCATACCTCGTCCTCCTCACCCTATTTGTTCCCTTATTCCTATTTTCCAACAAATACCTCCCATTTGCATCATACCATATATTCATTTCATAATTACTTCCTCCCCTCTCCGCATTCACTCTAACCAATTCCATTTTACTCCCACCACCCTCAATCTTATGTGTCCCATAAGGACACTGATAACATTGCGCAATCTGCTTATCTATCAATGTGTCACTAAATAACTGATGCTGAGTTGTCATATATTATATAATATTTTTTATTGATGTGAATATGCTCGATATTGTGGTAAGACATTCAGTAAATTTTCCTCTTGTAAATCAAATCTATATCCAGTATCATTTCGTCCTCCTTTTTGTTTCCTATTTCCTCCCTTCAATAAATCTCCAAAAAATATTGGCCGACAACATTGATAATATGGAGAGACAACCGGTTTTCCAGCGACTGGGTTAATGCTAACATTATAGGAATAACCTTGTCCGCCGGTGAGATTTCTGGATCTTTTGATGGATTCTTCTTCATCGATTCGTTTTATTTTATAGTTTGCAATTGTGACAAGAAGTTTAAGACTTAATCCAGTATTATGTTTGAAGGTAATAAGATAAGAATTTTCAGATTCTTTTTTGACATTAACTCGTCCTTCTTCGTAAATTTTTTGTCGGTTGAATGCAAATCTGTAAAAATCTCTTTTTCCTCCAGTTCTTTCACCTAAACTTCCACTCACTTTATAAATAAAATCTCTCCCAAATAATGGACTTAATTTAGACGTTAAATTCGATATGGATGTTGCATATTTAAGAGAATCAACGAAACTTTTAATTAACATATCGTTGTCTCTTATCACAAATTTTTTTGCTCCTCCTCGATCACTCATTAAAATATTATCACAAAATAATTCATTAAAATTTAAAAAATTATAAAACCAATTTACACCCTTGAATCCACACTGGGTGTAATGTTGAATTACACAACTTACTACTCGTATCGTGAGTATTTATGCGTTTAAAATATCTGTTCCTTCAATCTTGTTTGGAATTCTTACTCCTTAAGGAATTGTAAGACAAACAGGGAACTTATGATATTCGCTAGTCATTTATAAAAAATGAGTAAATAGTTTTAACATCTCCGTTTCTTTATAGAAGCAATTAGAAAAACCCTTAATGGAAGTATTGGACATATTTTACATTTTAAAGTTTTCTTAAAGTTATTTTTTCTAAAATATAAAAGGTGCTATTTTACATCTTAAAGGGTTTAAAAAAATAAAAACTATAATAAATATTAGAATGGAACAAAATCCGAATGGCTTGGTGGCTCCTCAATCTGATCAATATGATCAGAATTCAGCCTTAAATATTTTGGTAAAAGCAGTTCATCTTGGGCAGAGTCGTGGTGCTTGGCGACTGGAGGAGGCGGAAATTCTGCATAAGGCTATTAAGGCATTTGTAAAGTCTGAAGCAACACCTTCTCAATAATTTCAAGTCAATTTAACGATAATAATATCTTATTATCATTAATGAAAAAATTACATATTATTTTGGACATAGATAATACCTTAATTGATAGTTTATCCTCATACGACTATTTCCGGTTCAAGTCAGAAGTAAGAATACCAGATGCGAAATTTGATGAAGCAAATATGTATATTTGGAAAAGACCTCATCTGGAACAATTCCTTTCATATCTAAATAAAACAGCATCACATATAAGCATATGGACAAACGGTACTGATGGATGGCTAAAATTTATTTTCAATAATATTATAAAACCACATTTGGATGAATCTAAAATAACATTTCTTTTATCAATTGATTTTAGTACTCAAATTCAAATAAATAAAAATAATTTTATTTCCAAAGTACCGGTCAAAGAAATGAAAAAAATTTTTAATAATAATTCATTCGGTTTTTCACATCATAATACAATTTTAATTGATGATAATTTTTACAATTGTTGGTTCAATAAATATAATTCTATCCCATCTAAAAAATATCTTATTCTCAACGAAAAAATAAAAAAGAATAAAGACCTATTATATATAATTAAAATAATTGAAAAACTTAAAAAAAGTGATAATATATCAGATACTTTGAAAAGAGTATATGATGGAATTGATAATTATAATGATTTATTTGATCACTGATTTTTAAAATATTTGAAAAATTTAATTTTGAACGAGGTATTGGGGAATCCATTTTTCGTTAAGTGGTTCTTTCTTAAATTTTACATAAAATTCAAATCCTTCTTCCTTTCCTTCGAACCATTGTCTAACCATCTTACTTACAGATAAATTAGGAATACCTGAATAACCAACTTTAATCTTTTTTCCCTTAGCCTTATCAAACATAAATATTTCATAAACATCCGGAAATTCCGTAGATTTCATAACAAATGTTGCCTCATTTTTATCCTCACTCCTTCCAGTTTCAATTGTACTTACCTCTTCAATTTTTGGGCTATCATCCTTAACCACGGGAACACTTTTATTACGACATTCAGGAAATATATATAAAATATCATAAGACGCTGTATCCTCACACTTGAATAAATATCCATTCACATTAAAAGGTAAACTCGGAATGTATTTTTCTTTAACATCAATAATTTCTCTATAACCAAACATATCTTTCAATATTATACTAAAAGGTTCCATATAAGGATCAGATACATACTGATTATTTAAAATATCAGTCATAACACTATATCTCTGTGAAAATTTTTTCATTACCATCTGCTCTCCCTTAAAAACTAAACAATCACTCATTAAAAAATACCATTTTTCATTAATCTTTACAGTTTCTCCCTCCAAAAGAGTATCACTGTATAAATCAGATTTAAACCTAGTTTTTATCAAGAAAAATGTTGAATTTTTACGATTAATATAAATTGCATACTGCTTAAAATTAACATGAGTCAAAAATAACAAATATTTCGTGCCAAAAGTGTTCAAAACAAAGGAATGCTCCTTTTGTTTTAATTCTGTAGCTCTAGTCTTATCCAAAAAGTGATACCTCTTATATTCAATATCAACATTATATGTTGAAGTTATTTTATTATTAAGTTCCCTTATTAATAAAGAATTGGTTAATTGTAATGCCTTCTCATTACCAAATTTTACTGGCTTCATTATTACTTTATTATAACATACAAATAACTTTTTTTTAAATCATTTTTTAATTCGGTTTTTCAGCACATCCGCATCCGGAGCAGTCTTTTCTGGATCTTCCAAATCCAGTAAAAATACTTTCAGCACACCATTCTGGATTATTCAAATTTTTTGAAGCACAATAGAAAGGACATTCATTTTTTCGACAGGGAGATTTTCCACAATTTGGGGAATTTACATCGACAATACATCCCTTCAAACATTTTCCTTTTATTCCTTCCTTAATATCCTCATCATCAAAAATTCCATAAATAAAAATTAAAATTATAAAAATTAATAAAAAATAATTAGCGAAATTATAACTCATTATTATGATATTAAAGAAAAAAATTATATACAACCACATTTAGAACAATCTGATATTCCATCATGAAAATCATATTGACAACGTCCTTTCTTTCCAATATCCTTCGGTCTTGTTACACAAGTAGGTAAACATTTACCTTTTGGACATCCAAAATCTTTTCCACAATTGGATGAAGCCTCACTTGTACATCCCTCCAAACATTTTCCATAATTTTTTTTGTGATGCCTCTTCTGTTTTCTCAATTCAATTATAATTATGATAAAACCGGCTATGAGAATTATTGAAATAAAGGTAATTAAGACATAAATTAACATATTCTCATCCAAACCTTTCATTACCTCTACAAAGATAAAAAATCACTCTAAATTAAAACGATTTAAAGAAAAAATCATAATTAAAATATATTTGTTATGACAGATATGGCCACTGAGGAGAGAAGAGAGGTGGAGTTTGTTTATCCTTTAGAAAGGATCACAATGATTTCTAATAAATTGGGAAAAGTTACAATTCCTTTGTTGAATGGATTTAAGGAATTCTATGATTTATTAGAAATTAAGCCCATTGATATATCATTATTTAAGAAAAATAATTTTAAGCATTATGGTGGGCAGCGTGGTCAGAGGGTACAGAATGGATGGAAGAGGAAGAATAGGTTTCGTGGAAAGGATATTGAGAAGTTTTTGACGAACACTTATATTAAGCAATTACCCCAAAATGATGTAGCCAGAATCAGAAAAACCATTATTTCTAATTTAAACAAGTTAAATGATAAAAAATTCACTATTATTGTGAAGGAATTTATTGATAATTTGGAAGAACAAATGTTTTCAGAGACATTTGAAATTTTGAATAATGAGATATTGAATAAGGTTTTTGATGATAACCATTATATTTATTTGTATTCTAAGTTGGTGAAGGAATTGATTATTAACAAGAAGTGGCAAATGAAGATGTTTAATATTATTGCCGGTGAGGATGGTGAGAAGCAGTATTATTGGACTTTAAATAACTTAGCAGGTAACCATGATGAGAATGAGTATGTTGGACCGTTTCAGACAGAGCAGGAGGCTTTGGAAGATGCGATGGAACACCATAATTATAAAATATCGTTTTGTTCTTTTATGGAGGCAAAATTTAATGAGCGCATTTTATTTCAGAATGAGATTGCAAGTACTAATGGTCAATTTGATTTGAATATTTATGCGAAGAATAAGTATAATAATTTTTTGAGGTTTATTTTTACAGGAGTTGAACAGGGCGTTTTTTCGATAGCGATAGTAAATTTTTGTTTAATAAAATTGTTGGAAATGAAGGAGATTGATCAGTTTGCTTTTATGTTTGAGTTGTTGCAGGGGAATACGAAATTGCGTTTGAATGGTGATGCGCATAATTTTTATGAAACAAAGTTAAATAGTTTATTGGCTCAGACTAGTGTTTCTCCGAAGACTAGATTTAAATTGCAGGAGTATTTTAAGTTGAAATTGAAGAATGTAAATCAATTTGATGTTTTGGCGGCTATTTCTCCTGAGGAGGAGATCCCCCAATTTTCGCCAGTTATTCCTAAAAGAGATAGTAAAGAAAGGGATATTGAGTGTATCATTTCCGAGTATCCTTTAAATAATAATTATAAGGCAGTGAAAGAATTATTTGAGAATTTATCGGAGGATTTATATGATAAATTTTCATCGAAATATATTGTTGCAATTTTGGAATGCAAGGAAGATGAGATAAAATTATTGGTAGATTTGATAGTTAATTTATGGAGAGATTTTAAAAATTATTCTGAGTCATTTGGAAAATTTGTTTCTAATAATTTGATTAATTTATATGCGGAATATGAGATTGATTATCCAATATGTAAAGTTATATTTTTGGATTTAATAAAGGATTGGTTGGAACGAAGTGGATGTGATAAGGAGGCATTTTTGCAGGAGTTGAGAAGCAAGAATGTTGATGATGAAGATGAACAATATAATATTGATCTTTTTAATGAGCAAATAGTAAACGTTTTATGATTTTAAGAAGAAGAGAAACCGAATTTTTTGAGAGGATTTGGTTTAATTAGTTTTCCTTTGGTGGATTCTGAATCTGGTTCAGGAGGTTCCCAGGTTTCAATCTTGGTTATTGTTTTTCCATCCCGACTTGTTCGGAATGTTTCGATGAAGTAATTTTTCTTTTTGTAGAAACTATATCTCTTCTCGGCCTGTCTTCCAAAAAGGGAAAAATCATCGACAATATCAATTACCAAAGGAGTATTTGTAGCGGTAACACCAACTTTTGGTCTAATTCTTCCGACCGCTTGTTCTATATCTGTTTTAGGCGTTCCTAAAACAATTGTATCGATTGTGCTAATATCCAGACCTTCAGCCGCCATTTGAAAAGTCGCCAAAATTACTTTTTTCTTGGCACTTTCTTCCAATGCCGCTTGTTTCATCCCGCCAACGTAATATCCATTCGTCACCCCAGCCTCATTCAAATAATGTTCCAAATCTTTCAACATTTCTTTTCGATCAGACAAAATCAATATCTGTCTGTTCTGTGAAACACATTCCAAAGTCTTCTGTATGATAAATAAATTCCTTGGCTGATAATTCGCAATGTTATTAATCATCCCTGCTGAATTTACCTTTCCATATCCAGCTACTAACTCGACTGCATATGACTCATCACCACAATCATAAACATACCTCTCCACCGTAGAATTCAACGCACTCTTTCCTTTACGCATAAAAATAATATCTCCAATGTACCACTTTAATACTTTGGTCAATCCATCTTTACGATTAGGTGTTGCGCTCAATCCCAACATATAAGGACAATTTATTTTCTGCAATGCCTTCGAAAACTCCCTACTCGGACACCTATGCGACTCGTCCAAAATAACAAAGCCAAAACTATCAAACTGATCCAAAGGATACTCCTTCATCGAAATACTCTGTATCATTCCAATCACAATATCCTTATCCTCAATATCGATAATTTTTCCCTGGATCCGCCCAACTCTTGCACCAGGCAAAAATGCAGCACAATCAGGACCTCCTAATATTCTCTCCATCCACTGATTCAACAAAAACTCCTTATGCACCAACACAAAAGTCTTCTTCCTCATCTGACTTATCAAATAACAAGCACAAGCCGTCTTTCCCTCACCACATGGTAAAGATAAAATACCACCACCAGTAGTCTGGAATGCCTGCAAACACGCATTAATCGGATCAAGCTGATGGGGACGCAGAGAACCATTAAATGTTAAATTAATATCTTCACCCGGTGGAACGCGATATTCCTGGGGCTGACCAAATTTTTCCAATCCATAATATTTAGGAATATACAACTTCTGCGAATTCTCAATATAAACCGGAAAAGGATCCTCCGACTCTCCATATTCTTCATTGGTAAAAGGCTTAACGGTCAATTCTCTTTTAACGGATTCGATCACAGATTGTGACCATTCCGTTTTTAATAAAATATAACCTCTTTTTGCAATATATGATTTCATCATTTAGATTAAATAACTCATAACCTTTAAATAAAAAAATTTCAATTTTATTTATGAACTCTTTAAATATATTTTTATAAATAATAAAAAAATATTGACAAATAATATACATGAACTCCGCTTCCAAGGCAGTCAGAAATTTAGGAAAAAAAAGCTCAAATGTCGTATCCGGTACCATCAAATATAGCCAAGAAACCCTCCAAAATACAATGGCCCAAGGCGTTATTATTCTTGTCCTCATCGCCTACTCAGTCTTCTTTGTTAAGAGAGTTCCTATGGGATTCCTTACCTTTTTCGATAACATTATCGTTAAAGTAGTTTCACTGGTTATCATCGCCCTTGTTGGTCTCTACAGCCCAGCCGTCGCTCTCTTCCTCGCAATCGCCCTTATTGTTACTCTTCAGTCTTCTCAAAAAAGAAAACTCGGCGAAGAAACAATGGATGATATGAAAGATACACTTAAGAAAGACGCACACTCCTTGAAAACTCATATGGAAAAAGGTGCCCAAGACGTTAAACATCATATGCAAAAAGCTGCCCACGACGTTAAACATCATATGCAAAAAGAATCCATGATGAACTATTTAGATCCCACCCTCAACCAACAAGGAGACGATGCCATGGAATCCTTCGATATGGGCAGCAACCAAGTCCCACTCGGATTCAACAACAACACCTCCTGCATCGGCTCCTGCGGTGGTGGCAATGAAGGCAACCCTTCCCTCAGCGCCCAATGCGGTGTCGTTAAAACCTGGAACAATCAAATGTCCGCCCAAGGCCTTGGTGATGAACCAGTCGGATTTCAATCCTCCGTCGGTTACCCCGTCGTCTAATTCAAAAATTAATTTTTTTACAAACTTCCATAAAAAAATTATAAATTATTTTCCCTTGGCAACGTCAACAGTCTGCATAAAGATACTTGGACTCATCACACTTCCAGGCTTCATATTCTGCAATTCTGTCCATAAATTTGTTACCTTTGCATTCGTCGGATTTTCAGTATGCAATTTATCCACCAATTGCTTTAAATTTGGCGTCACTGTCGCCATCTTCTTCCATTTATCCAAACTAGACTTCAATGCCTTCAAAGCTGCCGGATCCGGCTTACCACTCGCCAAAGATTTTCCCAAATCAGAATCACTCGAAAATACCTTACCCAATGACTGCTTCAAAACCTGCTGATCCTTCCCAGACAAATCCTGATATCCCTTCCTCAAATTATCGTATACCCCTTTCACATTATCTCCCGATAATTTATCCACGTTCGTATCCTGCAACAATTGCTGAAATGATATTGGCCCCCCTAATCCTAACGCAGGCAATGATAAACCACTCAAATTAATTCTACCAGGAATTGACTGAATTAGCTGCCCAACATCATTATGTCTCGCAATATAAATAAATGCAAAAAACCAAACAACAGTTCCAACTAAATATGCAATCCAAGTTTGCTTCTTTTGAGTTTCATTACCTTTAAATTGCAGAACTAATCCTGCAACATAACAGGAAATTATACTGAATATTCCCAAAAATAAACTTATAATCATCCCTACACTTGCTCCTATAATCTTCTTTTGATAATAGAAAACAATAGAAATCGATGCTATAAAACCTAATGCAGAGACAATTATTATGGCCATAAACATTTTCTTCGCAAACGATTGTTCTGAAACCTTTTCAATCGTTTTTTTTATTTTTACATCCGTCTCACCACCTGGCCATACTTCAGTCTCTTCACAATCAACACATTCTTCCTCTTCAACATCTTTTCCCAACTTACTCAAATAACCATCTCCACGATCCTTCGGCTCCACTTGCCTGCATTTTCTTCCCCCAATCTTCAATCCCTTCCCCTCCGACTTCACTGATACCTTCCCACAATTCTTATCACAAACCATTTCATCCCCCATACCTATCGGCTGCACATTTTCATTAAAAAATATTATCGTCCCAGGTGGATTAACCACTGCATTCTGCTGATAGTTCGCAACTTTCTGACCAAATGCCTGTGTACTCCCTATAACCTTTGACACTAAATTATTCAAAAAATCCATTGGAATATCGACAATTTGAGCCATAATGATATATTGAACATTGTTGTCTTGAATAATTGTACTAAAAAAAGATTGCGTTGATGGTAAAAGACTGCTGACATTAAAGTTTTGTAAATCACTTAATTCAACGTCATCTCCTCTTGATGGAATCTGTGGCGCCAATGATTCCAAAAACTTATATGTCACACTCGTCACATTCGTCCCTAAATTATTCACTTGACCAATAACAGAAATAACAATCATAAGATTATTGTATTTCTCATTGACGAAAGATAGATAATATTGAATGGATTGATTGCAACTGACATTTCCGACGGCATCTTTGGCGGGGGCAGTGAAATAGATTTCTTTGAGATAAAATGGGGTCATTTCTTGACCATTAACGTTGGATCCATTCCATAAAACATAATTATCTTTATTACCGGATAATGGGGTTATGGAGAAGAAGTTGCCGTCGTTATAGAGGGTGCAATTGGAGATATCTTTGAAGTTAAAATCTAATTGGCAACCTGTTTGGCAGAAGAAGATTGGAGAGGAAACTTGTTGGGGTTTATCGGGGGAAGTATTGGGGAGGTGGAATGCTAATCGTGGTAAATTATTTAGGGAAGATGTTCTGGTTTGTACTAAATTAAAATTGGACATATTTACTACTTTCTATGGAGAAATTAAAGATAGTTATTTTCTCCATTTAATTTAGACAAATGAAAAATTCTCAATTTATTATTTTTATTATAATTTTCTCAATTTTTTTTGTATTCTTTGGATCATCAGCACTTATAATTCTAAATTACAATACCAAACAAAAAATAGAAGAAAACATGGTTAATATTTCAGCTGTTAAAGATCTTGAAAGTGTTTCTGATCTTACCAAAGCCGGCTCCGGTAAAAGATATTATCAAGGTACCAGCAGTCTCCAAAAGAAAAAAGAAACTCCTGCGATTCAACTCCTTCAACCTGGTATCCAAGAAGTTACCCGTAAAATTCCAGATGTCTCAACATATCGTTTTGGTGAAGTTAGTGTCGGTCAGGTTCAAAACCCAGTCTCAGACATCGAAAATGTTACTAACCAACAAGGCTACGAAAAATTAGAACCATTCAATATCTCCGATCTCCAATCAACTTCTCTAGACACCCCCTATGTCTATAATAAACTTTCCGGTAAAAAAAAAGTCAATCTCCCAAATGTTCAAAATGCTTCTACTAATGGACCAGCATTTGGAAAATTTAGTTCAATCAGTGATGTTCAACCTGATCAAAAAGAAGCGGATTTTACTGGAAACATGGTAGTTGAAGGTTTTGACGGTATTGGCACTTATAGTGTTGTTGATAATGCTAATTTTGAGAATACAATACCAAATCCTAACATGGATAAAAAAATACAAAAAAGAAATATGCATAAAAATCTTGTTAAACTTGCTCAACCTATTCCGGGAGATGATATGAAATATACAGAACCAGATAAGGTTTATAACAATCCATTTTTCCCAGATGATCCTTCTAAGGGAACTGCTCAGAATTTAACACCAACTCAACATTATCCGAATCCAAAAGATATGAATTCAGTAGAAAGAAATGCATTCAAATTTGGATATCCAAATTACATGACTATGCAGGATTATATAAATTGGTTATTTTTGTTTAAAGCCACTCCTAATTTACTCAACCTTCCACACATGATTAATTTTCAAAAATTAGTTAATGGAGAACCCGTCCAATATTTAAAAGATGTGACTCCACCTCCCGCAAAAAGACTTACCCCCTTAAATGCAGAAGATTATTACCTCCAAATGTACACACAATTCCCTAAAAGAAGAACTCCACATCTCACCCAATTTATCAATCAAGATGTTAAAGTTGCAAGCAATTTGGGAAATTCAGGAATAATGGGATATAATTATGATGAATATGGAAATTTCAGTCAAAATTTTGACATCTATGGTAATTCAGGTGATATCCTCAATCCACTCCTCGGCGATAAAACCGACCCATTCTTCCTTCAAAATATTGTCGGACCAAATTGGGAACGTAAAGGACAAACAATCCCTCAAGTAACATCATAAATTATTATAAAAAAATTTATAATAATTAATTTATTTCCACTGCTGTTGGAAAATTTGATTGATTAATGGTGACGCGGAAGAAATAATCGAAACCTTCAATTTTGACTTGATCATTTGTGCCAAGTTGTCTTAATGGACTTTGTGTAATAACTTTATGGATGATGCCGTCATTTGTTTTGGTGAAGTATTCGTATTTTGGGTAGCGGACATTGGGATTGAGACGTTTGAGGTAGAGAGGACGGTAAGAATTATCTTCGTATGGGGCCATAATTTTATAGAGATACCCGACTTGTTCGAAAGGAGGGTACGGGCCAAGACGACCGTTGCGAGGAGCAATATTTTCGTTGCTTACGTTTAAAGGTGGAAGAAGATTCGCGATTATTTCTTGAGATCCACCATAGCATGGTTCTCGACGGGAACCACACCCAACAACTTCGCCTTCGAGGGCGGCATTTGGATAAATATTAACTCCATAAAATTCATTACCAGCGCCGGGGAATATTTCATTCACTCGGAATAAATCTTTTTTATTTCTAACAGGAACGACTGAGGGGGGTATATCATCATCAAAATTTTCTAAAGTTCGGTTACAAAAATAAATGATTGCTAAAATAATGATAATTAAAATTAATAAAAATATTTCTTTCATTAATTTTTGGTAGAAAATAATTTAGATTTTATTTGCAGCATAAATAGCATCCTGAGCTGAGATTTGGTCCTTCGATCTTAATGATTGGAGTTTCGTGAAAACCTTTTCCACCGTTTAATATTTTTATCTCTTTTACCTTTCCTCCTTCAACTATCGCCTTAAATTTTGCCCCCTCACCTCCCCCTCCAATAGCCTCCACCTTCGGATCCATCCCAATTCCCTCTCCCTCCTCTATTATATATACTCCAGTTATCTTCCCTGCAGAAATCGTACAAACTGCCTTAGCCATCTGTTCATTTCCCAAAGAATCGCATTTCATTTTACTTCCTTCGGGCACATTAATACTTGCACCTGAGAAGTTGGGATAATTAGGGTGACATTTGGGTGAGCTGAGAAATTTGCAGTTCATTGAAGGATTTATAGTTCCGGATTTTATAGCTTGTTCAGATGGGGCTTTGGTTAGATCTTCTAAATGTTTTTTGAGGAATTCAGGAGGGATAGTTGCGGCAACGGGAGAAAAAGGGACTGGTTGAGGTTTTTGTGGCACTACTTCAACATCTTTTTTGAAACTCCCTGCTTCTCCTTTTAATTTCATCAGTGTTTGTTCCATAGTTAATTCAGCATTTTTATCATAAGTAGGTAATAAACCCTTATTATTAAATTTCTCATCCATAACCCTCTCACTCTCCGACTTCTCGCCCCCAAAATTTAAAGTCGCAAAATTAGATGGCTTATTTTCTTTAATTTTAACAGGAACATTCGTATCTTTTTTAGCTCCAATGTTTAAAAAATCTCCAATGAACTGTTCAGTTACTGTGTTTTTTTTTTTGCATTTCCAAAATAGGAGTCGACGTCTTCGTTGGACATGAGGGCGGTTTGCAGGACATCTTTTGGGACATGTACTGGATCGGAGGAGATGAGGTGATCGATGTTATCGTAGTGAAAGAATCTTTGGTTGGCAAAATTAGGGTCATTATAATTTGCATCTTTGAGACAGCCGTCTTCGAAACTTTCTTTTCCTTTAGAAAAATAAATCCAATAGAAAACAAGGATTATTGCTAAAATAAATATTATCCCTAAAATAATAGTTGGTGTTGAAGTAAGTGCGTCCTTCATTCTTTATATTATAAAATATAAAAAATTTTTTTTCTAAATCTAAATAAGTTTGTCTATACCCAAAGATTTCATAGATTCAATCACCTTCTGTCCCTTCTTTAAAGTCGGTGTCAAATGTTTCATCGACGATTCCAACGTTTTAATAGCAGTTGTTAAATCATACAATTGTTTCTGGGCTGCATAGGCTTGTTTTCCACTGACTTTTGTTTTACCTGTATTTTTTTGGAGTGTTTCTTCATCATCATCTTTATCGCTATCTTCGTCACTGTCTTCTAAATCATCCATATTTAATTTTCCATAAAACTTGCTTTCGACATCATCTTCTTCATTCTTATCTGAATCCATCATTGAAATTTTATGTGGTTTTTCTTCAACTATTTCTATTTTTTGATCGTCATTTTCGACTTCGATTTTTTTTTCAATATTATTTTCCATTGGTTCTGTTATTAACATTTCAGTTTCTCCTTCAAAATTTTCCATACGATTGCCATTCCATAAAAATATATAAGTGATAATTACTAATAAAGTCGCTGCAACCGCCGAGAAAGATAAATGACCGCTAAATTGATTTGCAATTACAAAAATAATTACCCACAAAAATATAATCTTTAAAAATACTGGTAAGGGAACAAAGAATGTAAATAGTATTAGTAATGCGATGATTGCACTTTGATATTGCATAAATTTAATTTGTTTCATAATTAAATTATATTGAGATTAAAATTAAAGAACAAATCTATTAATTAAATAGAATGCAATTCCACCAATAAGTCCTAAAACTAAAGTAGTTCCATATAACTGCGTAAATTTCTCCTGAGTAAATTTAGCAACTTGCGCTGCAACCGTATTTCTAAAAAATGGAAAACATAATACAAAATATAAAACCAAAAACATTAATGGAGCCTTTCCCTCATATTTCAATCTCTCAAAAAATGTCATCGGCACCTCCTCCTCATACTGATACTGCTGCTCATATTGATCATCACCCATCTGCTCATATTGAGCTTGGGCTTGTGCTTGTGCAATTTGTTGTTGATTCATTGTGTGTTGTTCACCTTGATTAACAGCAAATTGATGTTTATTATAATTTTGTTGGGTTTGTGCATAGGCTTGTTCGGCTTCTTGGTTATCATTATTCATTTGACTAAGAATTTTTTGGATAAATTGTTGGTCATCTTCATTTCCACCAGAAGGTCCTTTTGGTAATGCACTAATTGGTGTTGCTTTTGGATCTGCCATATTTTTTAATTACTTACATTAAAAAATACAATAAGAGACGCAATTAGTTTTTAGCTAATTCTTTTTGGCGGCGTCTTTTTTCAGCTAATTTTCTTTGTCTTCTTAAGTATTTAATAGAATGGTGAACTTCCCATCCTTTTTCATCGTTATCTTTGGAAGCGTCATATCTGTAAAAAGGTACATGTCTGAAATTAGGTATATTATTTCCTTCCTCTGTTAAGGCTAACATACTAAAAATTATAATTTATTTTTACAATTTAAACAATCTACATTCTAAATTATTTTTTTATTTTTATAGTGCGTTTTTTTACTTCTTCCTCAATCTCCTCCTTCTTCTCCGCCGGATAAATCTCAAAAACTGGTGGCTCAACCACATAATAATCATTTATCTCCTCAAATTTATCCCGTAATCTCTTCATCTCCTCATTCAATCCATTCAAATTACCATTTTCATTCAAATATTCTATTATCAAACTAAAATATTGAATCCAATTCTTTGTCTCATCATTCTTTAAATTAACATTCTTTGATATCTGTGATAATCTCGCCTCAGTTATTGTCTTCTCATTCTTCGCAATCTCCATCAGCTTTCTTTTAGTCTCTGCATCAATAACCGGACAATTTTTATAAATATTACTCTTTTTTATCTTTATTTCCAACAATTTAACTAAAAGTTCTTGTCTTTTTTTGATTAAGTCATCTTCTTTTTTATTTTGTTGATCAAATACATCTTTAACTGCTTGAAGTTCAGATTCAACTTGTTTTAGCGATTTTAATTTATTTTCAGCATCTTTATCTTTGTCTGGATCATAAATTGGGGATAACATATTTTCCTTTAAGTAATCTCTAAACAAAATACCTTGATTTTTATAATCTACTGTTAGTTGATTAAGTTTATGATTTAAATTTACAATTTTTGGTTTGGTGATGGTAACACTCCATTCTTTTTTAGTTTTTGATTTACACCATAATTTTATTTGTGTCTCACTTTCTTCTTTTTCGATTAGTATTTTAGAATCTATTGGGCATTTGGAATTATCAGTAAAAAACATTTTTAGATATTTTCTGTATTCATCAAGACTCTTTTTGAATTTATCACTTAAATTATCTTCTAAATATTTGGAATATAAGTTCATTAGTCTTATAATATATAAGAAAGTTTTTAGTACCTTTTGTTTTGAACTAAATAAAAAAAATTTCTAATTATTTAAATATACTTCAAATTATGTATATTACCTTTAACTCACAAATAATAAAATATAAACATAATCATCTTCAATCCTTCTTTTCCATCAAAGAAGACCTCTCAAAACTAATAAAAAGTAAAAATTTTATTATGATTTATCAAAACAAAGTTATTGAGGATAATAAAACTCCATATGATTATAAAATGAAGCAGAATGATACAATTGAAATAAAAATAAATACTAAAGGAGGTTATACAAGTTTTCAGATATTAGTTATAGTATTTCAAGTTTTAATTTTTGTTTTTATCTTTCTGCCATTTTTATTCCTCGGAGTCTTTCCATTCATATCATTCCTCGTCACCAACGTCTTTATTAAAGGATTAAATCTTGTTTTCAATGCAATACTATCGATACTCGACGTAAATAATTGGATTTATTCACTTATCTCTACATTCAAAAATGTAATTGTACCATGGATTAAATTTATTTTCGAATACTCTGGCATATACTTTGTCACTTATCTCCTCACATTCTCTGCGGTTTATTTCTTTTACATTCTAAAATGGGGTGATTTATGTACAGGAGTTAATGTTTCCCAAAGTTTATCAGGATTAACTGCAATTATTCTTACTTCATTTTATTTAGTATTTGATTTACCGCAACTTTTAACATCTCTTCTTGCAACTTTAGCGCCTGTTTCTTTAACTTACTTCTTATATAACTGGTCCTTAAAAATGAATACATTTCGAACAACAATTTTTGGATATTTGGGTCCATTTGGAAGAATACAACTTCACTTTGTTAATTTTATGAACAATATTTTTAAACACGCAAGTCATATTAAGGACATGGATACACAGTTACTTTATAATTGGAATATGGCATATATTCTAGCACATTCTCCACCTTTTAATCAAGAAATACAGGATTGGGGATTAGAACAAGTTATTGAATATGTAAATTTTGCTCAAAAACAAAGCGAGGGTCAAACCACGCCAATATTACCAATTATTAGTAGAAAAGAAGGAGCATTTGCATATTTTACTCGTTGGCTTTATGATACTGGTTTATATATATTACTTTCGATAACTGATTTATTTGATTTTTGTGCAGAAGATGAATTAGCTATATTGATGATGGGTAATGAAATAAAATATTTGGAAAAAATAACCAATCAATTAGAAAAGGTTAAAAGGAAAAATACAACGGATATGACGAATGATGATAAAAAACGGATTACTAAAACCATTGAATATTTATCAATAATGGTAGAAAATTTAGAAAAATCCCTTAAAATGGAGAAGAAGAGTCGGCTTATTAATGTTAGTTGTTTGACAAACATAGTTGAAAATGGTACAATTTCAGGCATTCTTACTTTCATAGTCTTCATAATCTGTTTCATAATTTTCTTCTTTATTGTTCCAAATTTAAGTTAAGAATTTTATAATTTTCTTTTAAATATATAAATAATGAAAATTATTTATAATAATAAAAATTTTAATATCAACATCTCAAACCATTCATCCGTCTATAACCTAATCATCAAATGTTTATTAAAATTAAATCTATCAACAAAAAATATTGATGATTTTTATGTAATTGATTTAGATGGAAAAATATTAAATTATTCCAATCCAATTAATTCAAAAAATACATATCAATTAAAAAGAAAAATTAAAGGAGGAAATCCATTTAACATTGGTAATTCATCATTCAATTGTATATTTGGAAGTATTATAATCGCGATTTTATCAGTAGTTTATTACAACTTTTATTTGCAGAAGATTTTAATTAATGTACCTCAAGAGGTACAGGCGCAATTAGATGAATATGCGACAATTAAATCCGTTCAAAGAATGGCAGGAGGTGCAATTACAGATAAAGTCAAAACTGCCGGACAAAAAATCGGGAATTTTTTTGCTAATACATTTGGCGATAGTGAAAATCAAATATGTTTATGTAAATTCCTGGGTGAAATGCCAGATTTTGTTGTTAAAAAAAATAAAAGTAATATTTCAAGTGTGGTTAGCGCTGCAATTTTTACTTCATTTATTATTTTTGTTTGTCTTCCTCTCTTCACTAATATTATTTCATTCAAAATATGCCAAAAACCCCACTTCAAATCCATCGCCATCTCTCTCATCTATCTAGCAGTCCCATTATTAATTGCAATATTTATACCAAAATTATTAAATTTTATTGATGGTGAATTGATGAAAAATGGAAAATTGCCTATATTTGAGAATTTTAAGTTATTGATGTGTAATGTATTTTTGGTTGGAGTTTTTGCAATTTATTTAATATTAAATCGAAAAGGTATTTCTGGACATACTTATTTTCTTATTTTAATTTGTTTGGGAATATTTGCATTGTTAAATATAAATTTTAAAGTAGGTAACCAAATGATTGGTGTAAAAAGCTTTTTGGCAGATATTAGTTATTTTATTTCCAATTTCATAACAAATATCGGGCCGGTTGCTAGTCCAAATTATATGCCGGAACCAATAAAATTGTCTAAAAATTTAAAGGTGAATTTTAATGTGAATAATGTGTCAGAATGTTATGAAAGATTTAATATAATATTTGATTTGTTGAAGGCTGGTATAATATTTTTTATAACTTTTGGAGCATATACAACAGTTTATCATAACCAAATAACAGATCCATGCGCAAATGTTACCCCAATTAAATAAAAAAAATAACTTAAAGAAATAATGATTTTAGATATAAGGAATGTGTGGGATTTTCTTTCTCAAGTATTTAAACCAATCGATTGATGGAAAACAACTCAAAATTATTTTGGATAGTTTTGAAAGAATAAAACATCGTGGTCCGGATAAGACAGATTATTTGGTTGATAATGAAAATACTTTTATTGGTTTTCATAGATTGGCTATAAATGGTTTGGGAGAGAAGGGAGATCAGCCATTTGTATATGATAAGGAGAGTGGAGGAAAGATTTTTGTAATATGCAATGGTGAGATTTATAATTGGGAGGAGTTGAATAAGAAGTATGATTTGGGATTGGAGGATGATGATAGTGATTGTGCGGTCATTTATCCATTATTTGAGAAATTTGGAATTGAGAAGATGATTGATATGTTGGATGGAGTTTTTGCATTTGTAATTTATGATAATGAGACTGGAGAGGTATGGGCGGGAAGAGATCCGATTGGTGTGAGGCCGTTGTTTTGGGCGAATAAGGACGTTTATGGTTTTGCGAGTGAGGCTAAGTCTTTGGTGGAATGTGAGCCTTTCCCTCCAGGAAGTTATTTTTATTCTGGGGATGGATATCCGAAGTCTTTTTTCAGGATTGATGAGTATAAGAACAGTGGATCAAATAAATATTTTTCGTTGGTGGATGATAAAGAAATTTATGCAACTGTCAGAAAAGTTTTTACGAGAGCAGTTGTAAAAAGAATGTTGGCACATAGACCAATTGGAAGTTTACTGAGTGGAGGTTTAGATAGTAGTTTGGTTGCATCAATTGTGCAGAGTGAGATGAAAAAGAATGGAAAGTGTTTGAATACGTATAGTATTGGATTTGAGGGTTCACCTGATTTGGCGGCGGCGCGAGTGGTGGCGGAGCATATTGGATCAAATCATCATGAGGTAAAATTGGATATGGGTGAGATAAAGAGGAGATTGCCGGATATTGTGGAACAGTTGGAGACTTGGGATACGACGACAATTAGGGCTAGTATTGGTATGTATTTTTTGTCGGAGTATATCAGAAAGAATAGTGAGGATGTGGTTATTTTTAGTGGAGAGGGGGCTGATGAGTTATGTCAGGGATATTTATATTTTCATCGACAGCCCCATGATATGGCTGGATATGGTGAGTCGATGAGGTTGATGGGCAATTTGTATATGTATGATGTTTTGAGGGCAGATAGGACAACAGCAGCGCACGGGTTGGAATTGAGGGTTCCATTTTTGGATAAGGAGTTTATGAAGTTGATAACGAGTTTACCGCCGAGAAAGATTTGTCCTAGGAAGGGGATTGAGAAGTATTTGATAAGAAGGTCATTTGATGGGTCTGGATTGTTGCCGGATTCAATTTTATGGAGGACGAAGGAGGCATTTAGTGATGGTGTGAGTAGTGAACAGAAGAATTGGTTGGAGGAGTTAAAGAAGAATGGTATGATGGTGACGGATGAGGATGAGTTTGAGAAGGCGAAGAGGACAATTTTGCATAGTCCTCCGAGAACCAGAGAAGAATTTTATTATCGAAAGATTTTTAATGATCATTATGGTAATAATGATACTTGGATTAGGGAATATTGGATGCCAAAATGGTCTCCGGAGACGGTTGATCCTTCTGCCAGGACTTTAAAGATTTATTCTCAGATAAATAGTAAGGAGGAGATATTGGAGAAGTAAAATTGTGAAAATAATAATATTTATTTTTTTAGTGATGGAATCTAAAAAAATTGTTGAAATTTTGCGAAAAGAATTTGTGAAAATAAGATTTTTCACAAGAATTTTCACATATAAAGATGATATTGTTATTTGGAATGATAAAGATATTTTTTTAAAAATAAAACCAAGTGATTTCAATGATATAAAAAATAATTTAGAAAAATTTTCCCAAGAAACAATAAAATTATTTATAAAAAAAATAGAAGAAAAATACAAAAATATTACTAATCGGACTGTTTCAGTAATAATTCCGAATTATAATAATCGTAATTTTATTTGCAGGACGATTAAATCGATATTGGATAATACTTATAAAGATATTGAGATTATAGTGATAGATGATTGTTCTACGGATGGGAGTATGGATGAGGTGAGGAGGGAATATGGGGAAAATAATAAGATAAAGATATATGTTAATAAGGAGAATAGGGGGACATATTATGGGAGAAATAGGGGTATAATGTTATCAAAAGGATATTATGTTATGAATGTGGATGGGGATGATTTGATAGATAGGGAGAAGATAGAATATGAGGTGAGAGGATTGGAGAAGGTGAATAGGGAAAAATTTAGATATTGGGGGTATGGGACTGGATTTAGAAGATTATTTCATAATGGTAATCCGGATGAAGTGCGGAAAATTACTAATCAATTAAATAATGTATTATTTTTAACGTATAGGAAGACGTTTAATTATTTGGGATTTTATCATAATAGTCGAATTGGTTCGGATGCGGAGTTATTTGAGACTAGGGCAATGTGGTTTGGAATGGAATTTTATAAGGATAGGAATAAATACTTATATGATGCATATACAACTGCTGGAAAGAATTTAACAAGAACGACGAAAAAGAGGGTGATATATAAGTATCATTATGATAGAAAGTTGGATTATGTGAACAAGGTTTATGTGAATATGGGATTTTTGGATGATATAGAGGATTTTGTTAAAATTGCGTTTGGAAAAAAAGTCGAATAAAAAATAAAAAAAATATCTTTATAATAAATGCATATCTCAATCGGAAAAAATAGTTTAGAAAAACATTATAAATATGAAAGCATTTATAAAAAAAATACAAATTATTGGGGCCTTGGAATTGAAAATGAACTTTATTTACAGTTTGATAAAGAAATTGAATTCAGTCACGATAAATTTTTAAATAATCATAGAAGAGAACGATATAGTGTTGATTATTTCACCAACTATAAACCTGAAATTATTAACCAATTTCTTCCATTTGTCCCCTATAACCATAAATTACCTCTTATATTAAATAGTCACTCTTTCTCCAAAACAGATCGATTCAATAATCCTCGTTCAACATATGCAAAAAATCCGGAATTAAACCCAAATTTTACCAAAACATTATGGGAATTTGTTGAAGAAAATAACGAATATATTAAAGAAAATTTTAATAAATCTTTTGTTTTTGATGGTGATACCATAGAATTAATAACATTGAATTTCTTTAACGTTACATTGGATAATTTAATTGATGAATATTTATTGACAAAAAATAATTTTATTGAGAATATAAGGGAGGTATTTGATAAAAATGGTATATTTGAGGAATATGGGAGGGTTGGGTATATGATGAGTAATCATCCTTTTGCGGTGCATATGACGAACATTAATAATATGTCGATGTTTAATAATGGAACTTTGCATTTTAATGTGACATTGCCGACGAAATTGGGGATTGATGGTAAAATAGAGGATAAGGATAATTTTTTGGAAATACATAGGAATTATATAAAAGTAATACAATTTTTAGAACCACTTTTCTTATGCATATATGGCCAACCTGACCCATTATCTTTCCTTCCAAATCAGCAATTAAAATTTTCGGCGTGTTCTCAAAGAAATGCTGTATCGCGTTATATTGGAGTGGGAACTTATGATTCTGATACGATGAAACCCGGCAAAATTTTAACTGAACCTGCTGATAATTTAACAGTTGCGAAAGAATCATATGGATGGTATAATAAATATTATCATTATTGTGGATATAATCGTTTGGATCAATTGGGTATGGATATTAATTTTAACAAACATTATAATCATGGGGTTGAAGTGAGGATATTCGATCATTTAAGTGATGAAAAACAGATAAAAGATATTTGTAAAATGTTGATATATTTGGGTGATTTTTCTTTAGAAAATGAAATAAAAGAAAATCCGATAAAATTGGAATTGTGGAATGATGTGGTGATACGGTGTATGAATTTTGGGAGGAAGGCCGAATTCAGTGATAAAGAACTTGATTTGTATAAAAAAATATTTAAACATAATTTTTGTTCAACGTCAGCGCAGAATTTATATTTTGAAATATTCCAGTTTTTGCAGAATCGATATCAATTAAATGGTCGATTTTCAAGATATGCAATGCAGAATTCATATTTTGAAGCTGAGAAAAAAGCACAAGAAATATTAGAAAATGCAGAAGCAAAAGCAAAGCAGATAATTTTGGAGGCGAATTCAGTTATGGAAAAAGCCGAAATGATTAAAAAAGAGGCTGATTTATATGCAGAGAAAATAATTCGGGAAACTGAAGAAAATGCGAAAAGAATGATACAAGAGACGAAGAGGAAAATGGAGAAATATGTGATTGATGTTAAGACAAAAGTAAGTGGGGTAAAAAGGGAAGTACAGAAAAATACATCTCAACAAATAAATTCCATTCAAAGAAATGTTTTAACTCACGTAAATGACAATGTAAAAAATACACTTGAACAAATAAAAATTGGGGTGGAAGCGAAACCTTCCCAAGAAAATACCCATCCAACAGAAAGAATATGCAGACCTTCTGAAAAATGCTGCTGCATTTCCTAAAAATTGATTTATTTAGTTGCTATTCGTCTCAAGTATAAAATGGGTAAGTTCTGTTATTTAATAAGAACAATCGTAATATTTATTTCTTTCAGAGTTGCGTGGTGCTTTTTCGGTGAGCTTTTACTTGTTCCGAGCATCTTTCTTGATAAAACAATTTGTTATGCAACATATAACAAATGGGTCGCAGATGAATGTTGGAAGATTGAGAAAGGATTATACCCAACAGAAGAAAATAGAATTTGTTGGGTGAATAAAGAAAATTGTGAAATATATTTTGATCCTCCGTTATCACCACCAAGATTTTTTTATATTTTTGATTTTGTTAGTTTACTGTTGATGTTTGTGAATTTACCGTGGTTTGGTGGTGAAGATTATTTTGGAAGAGTTATTATTGAAAAAAGAATTTACAAAGACAATGAAGAAATAATTATTAGACCTTTTAACATTTAAAACGCCGAGTTAGTTTTTATATTTTTTATATTTTATTTCTTTTTTAGGTTTTTTAATATAATTTTCTTCTCTTTCATAAGTTCCTTTTAATATATTTTTATAAACTATAAGTGG